TTCCACTTGCGATCACAATCAACGTCACGTTCAAACGCCGCGTCCCAATAAGGCGGCATATCTTTTAGTAAGTCCTTTAGTTTTTGATTTGGTTCTGGTGGATTTTCAATAGCATCAGCAAACGCCTTTGAATCTTCAGTATTCAACTTGACTGTAGTTTCAGTTACAGGAATATCTGTATAACTCCAACTTTCCCATTCTAGATTATAAGGTTCCTGATACTCATATAGTTGAACATCGCCAGCAAGCCCTGCGTCACACCAATGCAAATCGGGCGTAATATATTGATCATAGTCTTCTGGCAACATATGCGTATTGATTGGCTTCTTTTCATACTTACGATCATGATAGCACAGCATGAAGATTAGATAGTGAATAGCCTTCATCAAGTCTTTACGGTTATGACCATCCTTATGACCATAACGAGTTACATACTTGAGAATGTTTAACTTGAAGCCTTCATTACTGGTAAGATGAGACATAATGAACTCATTAACCTGAATACGACCATCGGCATAATGCTCACCATAAGTGCCGTCAATATAGTCTTTTATGTCTTGTATGATGCGATCTTCATCAAACTTATATTCAATCATTTCATCTGGTCCTTCTCATAAGCATCTATATTGAAACAAAGATCGGGCCGGATCATCCATCCATTCGCCAATAGAACCCAATGGCTATCACTATCGCCGTTAGGCCCAACGCCCCACCGTTTCGCCGGAAATAGTTTTATGACGAATGATATTGCTCCATCTGTTTCTTTGTTGCCATCTTGCATCATAACCCTGTCACCAACACGCCAAACGTAACCGGAGTCTGGATTGATAATCACTTCTTTATTCCATAGTAAAATGTTATACTCAAAGCGACAACCAACAAAACAAACCACACTCCAAACAGTGCAACAACTCCTGATCCAAACTGTGCTATCATTAACTGAATAAGCAACAATACAGAAACCAACACTATAAAAGCAACAATAGAAACACCTAAACCAGCCGCTGCTGATATCATAATACGTTTCATATCAATCTTACCCATTCAAATCTCCATCTTATGAACTGTTTCAAACTCGCCAATACTTACAAACTTATTTTCTTCAAAATCTATTCTATATACCTTGTTGGCTGGAAGGGTTGCTGATCCTGAAAATGGACGAGTACACACCGTCAGTTGATCGTTCACAAACAACGATCCAAACTCATTACGAAAAGCATACATATCCAAACCATCACTAAACAAACAAGCAAACTTTCCATCAACGCCCACAGGAATAGGCATTGGTCCTAACAAATGCTTAAGCAACAAACGAACTTGCCACTTGTCTTCTGTCTGACCTTCTGATTGAAGTTTTTTTATTTCGGAATGAGTTAGATCGCCTTCCATCCAAAGAAATGTCATATGTTCATTCTTGTATAACTCGGCGGGTTGTATATGTAGACTACGATTAAATCCGCCATAAACCTTTATAATCTGATACATATTCTTGTTTTGAGAAAGCAAAGAAGAAATGGTGTTGTTATGGCCTCGCAACACAGTGAAAAACGATTTGTCTCTTATGTTATACAAACCAACAGATTTAGCGGATGAATAAGTTTCCAAATCTACTAGTTTCAAAATAGTTCCTGATTCTTTAGATGCTACTATCATTTACCATTTCACCAAAATTCCACTGTTTTCATTGCTTGTTGTGAAACCGTGTCCCTCCAAAAGAACCATCATCGCTTCACGATAGTATTCGTCTTTTTCTTTTTCTACAAAGGCTGGAAGCCCCCAAGTAAGTTCATTATAACCATCCATTGCAGTTTCACGAATGATGTTTTGAAGAGAAGGCCATTCGTCCTTAGCGACCATCGTAGCATCTTCTCTCATTTGATGAAGTTCATATATACGCTGTTTACGCAAATGATCTTTTCTTATATCAGTCCTTACACCATCTTTAGCATCTCTGGTGAGTCTACGAACTTCATTGATGAAGCCAAATGTTTCTTGTATTCCTTCCATTTCTTCATTCCCTGTTCTCTATGATAGCGATTTGCTCTATCAAAAAATAATATACCATCTAAATGATCCATCTCATGCTGAATAACACGAGCCGTCATTCCTGTAAACTGTTCTGTAAAAACTTCGCCGTTTGGGCCAGTAAAACGAATACGGGCATGTTGTGGTCTTTTGACCTTTACGACTAACCCTGGATATGATAAACATCCTTCCTCAAGAAGGATTTCATCGCCACTCGTATTTACAATTTTTGGATTGAAACAAACTCTTGCTGGTTCACTTTCCATCGCAAAAACTCGGTAAGGAATTCCAACTTGATTCCCGGCTATACCTATGCCTTTATAGTAACGCATGGTAGCAACCAAGTCAAGTGCTAATTGAACTGGATCAATTTGTGGTTCTTCAAAATTAAAATCCTTGGATATTGAAGTTAGGATCGGATCATAACTATCAACAAGGTCTAATACTTTTCCTTCTTCGCTCATTTCAAGTTATCCTTTAACTGAGACTGTAGCACAGAAACTAGATATTTCTGCTCAGTCAATAGCGCCTCTAGCCGCTCAATCTCGTTCTTGTATTCCATAAGCTTCGGCTTTACCCAAGCGTCGGCTTTGATTTTAGCCTCTAGCCGCTCAATCTCGTCGGCCATCTCGTCTATCAGCTTACTCCATACAGCCGCATCGTCATTGTCATGCAAATAGGGTCGATCCATCGCTCGGCTCACTATGTCACTCATTTCAGTTCTTTCAATACAGTTTTTCATAGATATAGTTTACCAGAATCGTTTTTCACGCATATTCACGAAAATGTTACTTGACAAATCTGATATTCTTGATATAATGATTAATGTAATCAGCCAGGGTTTATATATCATTAGAGCAATGAATAAGAACTACTAACACGATCTTTCCACTTAGATGAAAGTTCAGGTGTATCTTTACTATATCCAGTAGGTCTTACATATCCAACTACAGCACGTAGAGAATCCATCATATTAGAAGAATCTTTTAAAGATTTAAAGACACTCTTTTCTGTATTTCTCAATTCCCAATCAATGAACCTTACTTGAGTCTCAAGATCATCCATATTCTTGTCTATATCTTTAGAGAACTCTTCTAGTTTATTTTTTCTATCACTATACCATTTCATTATACCATATGGTACTCCAGACTTATGATTAGATTTTGTAAAAAGTTCTTCACCAGATTCTACCATAGCATTTCCTATCAATGCTGCTGCTTGTTCAGGTGTCCATCCTAATCCTACTAGAATGCCCTTAGCATAATGAGCATTATCATCCTTATCTAGGTCTGTTTCTGGTTTCGGTTTCGGATCAGGTAGAGGTGGTACTTCAGGACGAACTGTTCCTTCCAGATCATCAATTTCAATAGTCCATTTGTTCTTTTCTAATGCTTTCCATACATTCTCTGTAACACCATCTTGTTTTGGAAATCCATATTTGATTTGGAAATCACGTAATGCTGCTAATGTCTTTGAACCTATTTTACCATCTACTTTTAGATTATGGCCCCATACATTCAATCTTTTTTGAATTTCTTTAGCATCAGGTTCTTCCCAAATGTTATCATCCCCCGCATCGAAATCTTCGCCCTTCATAGCCTTTTGTAAGTCTCTGCGAAATGCGTTCATAGAAAAAGATGGATCAATCTTACGAGAAGTCCATTCCTTATGACCTATTGCTCTATCATGTTTTAGATTCAAATGTTTTAGAAGTGCTGCTACTCCCTTGACATAGGATTCAACTTGTTCTTCCGGCCAAGGGGAATCGTTAGCAACTCCTGTGTTTTCTGCCTCAATACCGATCAGATAATCATTGCCTGATTTAATCTTCAGGTTGTCACCTTCCCAATCATAGCCGCCTCGACCTGCGTGCCAAGCCTTTCCAGCAGCAATGATATGCCAAGTGCCATCACGAGCCAATCCAAGATTAGCCAATGGACCTCCTAAACCAGGACGACCATTCTTTACGACATTGAGTGAGGGAAAATTACCAGTTTTTGCGCCAGCCGTATGATGAAGTAAAATTCCATGAAAACCTTTCATAGAACCATGACCACGACTTTTCCAGCCACGTTCTTCTTTCACTTTCAAGCCAGCGTTTTTCAATACATCTGTTAAAAATGTTGCTTTGGGCATACTTAAACTCCATATAGGTTGTTTTAAACTTACATGGTATTTATGGGGCAATCATCTGTGAAAAATTTCTGTTCTTCTGAAAACGAATGGTATGTTCAAACCGATCAAACAAAGTATCGCCCTTGGGACTGATTACAAAGATGTTTGGGGCTTCTTTTTCATTTACAATAGTCAAAATCTTGTAAAAATCTTCTAAACCATCAGGGTCCAATGAAGATTCAAATACTTCATCCAAAAATAGAATATTAGTATTGACACTATTCCTCATTTGAGCGATAGCTCGCCAAGTGAAAAGAAAGGCTAGATTGATACGAAATTTCTCTCCTTGAGAAAAATTGCCATAATTGAAATCTTCATGATAACGAGATAAAATTCTTTCATCAAAGTTTTCATCAATAGTAAATTGACAAAAGAAATCCATCATAGAAAGATACTTGTTCAGTAGTTTGTTGATGATTGGAATATGCTTTTTGATGATACGGGCCTTTACGCCAGTATCTTTGAGCATCGGCCCCAAATTCTCATATATAGCCCTTTGATGGGATAGAGATTCAAGATTGGCCTCTTGCACGATCCTTTCTTCTTCAAGTTCAGAAGAATCCGTCTTTTCTTTTTTCTCTTCTTCTATTTTCAGAGCATCAATTTCGCTGGTAAGTTCGTTTATATGTCTTTCAAAATGTTTGATTTCGCCTTCATTTTTGGACCTCTGTATTTTCATATCAGATATTTCTTTATAGAACTTTTCTATTACACTAAGGCGGGCTGTAACTTTTTGATACTTTTCATCGTAATCTTCTTTTTGACTAGTCAGACACTCAATAGCAAAATCGTTTTTTTCAAGAATAGTTTTTTTGTATTCTTTTGAAATATCTTGACCGCAAGTTACACATGCCTCATTCTCTCTAAAGAATTTTTGTTCTATTTTGATTGCTGCTAGTTGACTTTTGATTTCAATTTGCTTGCGCTCTATTTTTTGCTTGGCAGATATAATCTTGGTATCGTCTTTGATGCCTCTTTCTACATCGGCTATATTACAGTTAAGTTGAACTATGTCTTCTTCAAGTCTTTCTATACGATAGTTAGCATCAGCGATCTTATCTTCTTTTTCAGAGATTATTTTTTGAGTATTGAAAGATAGTTCCTGGTTGTGCTTCTCAATCATATCTATCTTGGTAGTCAGCAACTCAAGGTCTTTTTGAGCATCCTTGATAGCAAGTTCATTTGCATCCTTGCGATTCTTGAGTACTACATTCATAAATGAAAAGATGTTTTGATCAAGCAAGTCTTCAACTACACCACGGCGTCCTGGCGTAGGCAACTTCATGAACGGTATCCAGTTGGCCGTTCCTAGTATAACAATTTGCGTGAATGAGCGATGACTACACTTGAGAATATGTTTCTCAAAGTCTTTTTGATAGTCTCGATTGTTTGCTGATTGATCTATCAGTTTGCCGTTTTTAAAAACTTCAAAGATATCAGGCTTGATACCACGGCGCACGAAGTACTCATTACTACCTACCAGAAACTCAATCTCAACTAAACAGTTCTTTTTAGTGATCTTGTTTACTAGTCCTGGCTTGTTCAACTTCTCACGAAAAGGCTTATTGTACAGGACAAACGACAACGCATCCAGTATAGTAGATTTACCAGCACCATTAGTGCCGACAATTAATGTCATACCATTTTTGTTTAGTTCAATCTCTGTAAAGACGTTGCCTGTAGAAAGGAAATTTTGAAATCTAATCTTTTTGAAGATCACGCCATATCTCTCGCTTCTGTATAGATGCTTTCAATCTCTTTGTTCATATCAAACTTGGGTATCGTGTCTGGTAGTTGATCAATAGTATTTCTTATCACTGTAAGTGTGTCCTCAACATCAGAAAAGATTTCATCATCTTCTATTTGATCGAGGTTGTGATGATCTTCAACTACCTTTACATCCTCTGCTACACTTTCAAGTTTATCTATGAACTTATCAAAAAGGTAAGGATTAGTTTTTTCCGTAACGATAACTTTACAGAAACAACCAGTATATTGAGTGAAGCCAGGACTCATGACCTCAACGATTTCTTTATCCTTATCATCATACCATACTTTTTTGAATAGGTCAAACTTGTTAGGAAAAAACTCTAACTCTTTTGTTTCTGTATCCAAGATATGAAACCCGCCCACATGACCATAATCGCCCCAATCACACTGAAAAGGACTACCCAGGTAAGTGATATTACCGTTAGACTGACGAGTGTGAAAATGGCCAGAAAGCACCATATCAAACTTAGAAAATATCTTACTATCCAATCCATCTCTTGCTTGTATTCCTGTGTTCATAGAAAAGCCATTGATATCCAAATGACCAAAGGCTATCTTGGCCCTGTCACTTGCTATAAGTTCAAGACTTTCTTCTTCATTTTCAGCGCATATCCAAGGCAGCAACAGTATTTCATTACCATCCACATTGACTAACTCTGGATGAGTATAAACACTTATGTTGGCAAACCTATTCAGCGCAAGTTCACGGTATACATTTACATTGTTAGTGTTTTTGTAGTAGCAATCGTGATTACCAGCGATGATGTGTAAATCTATTTTTCTTTTTAGGAGAGGATATATAAAGTCTTTACGAAGGTGATTGGCCGTAACAAAGTTTATATACTTACGTCTATCGGCTATATCGCCTAGATGAAAAACTGTAGTAATATTTCTTTCGTCTAAGGTAGGGAAAAATATTTCATCATAAAACTTTTTCATATAAGGGTAGAAAGTCTGATTGTCTTGCCGAACTCCGAAATGAGTGTCACTTATTAGAGCGATTTTCAAGATTCTTTTTCCTCTGCTTTCGTGCTTTTTCTTTTTGTTTTTGTTTACGTTCTTCAAATTCGCT